GAAACAAAAAGCAGAAAAATGTAATAACTCCCCAAGCAGAAGCCATACAATTCAGGCACACTCCGCACGTTGGCTTTAGCAATCTGTAACGCCACCTTGGCAACGGGGTGTCTGCCAATTTCATCAACGATTCAATGCAAGCGAAATCAGCCTTGAGCTTCATCATCGACCTGTGTATCCCTACACAAACCACTGCTCCGCAAAATGCGGCAAACACAGAATACATAAAAAACAGCATGACAATGATCAAGTCTAACAATTGCATTGTGTTGTTCATGGGTTAGCTGTTGTGGGTTGAGCGAGCGATCTTGCCAAAGTAAATGTTATCGGTTCGGGAAAGTAACCCTCCCCATCCGTCCATGTGGCAATGCTTGCAGAAGCCCCTGGTGTCAGTGGTAGCCACTCATCATTCCCCAAGTACCAATACACAACTGGACTCATTGCGAACTGCTTGTACCACTCGGCCAACGAACGGGTTAGCTTCGGCGAATAGTAATCGTTAAACAGTTCTACGGTCAGTTCAATTTTAGCTTCTACACTTGCAGAAAATGCACCACGGGCCAATGGACTAATTCCGCATACCCTGGCCCGCTCAATGATCTGGTGCGCCACAGATAGCACCTCTGAGCCTACTGGCAGAGTTTCTATCGTATCCCACACTCCGTATTTGTTCAGAAATACAAAGACCGAACTGTCCCTGCATTTCACATTGTAATTCCTCGCTTCTGTCTGCCAGCCAGTTGGCACCCCTGCGCCCGGCAGTCCAGTTAACCCACGCTCAAGCATGGTGTATTCGAAGCTTTCAACTTCGAAGGTTCCGATTTCTGCATCTTCACGCAGCCGCTCCCACATGGAGGCCAGGTTAACATCTCCTGATCTTCCTCCGTCTTCGTTGATAATGTAGCTGCCTCCTCCTACTAGAGTTGCGTCACCACGGATTGTCAGTGTAGTTGATGGCAACAGCGTTTCCCAATGGGCCGCTAAAAATATCGGCACGTCTATACTCGTTACGCAAAAAGGATTCGGAGTATCGGTAAAAAATCTGTGCCCTACTGAGCCGCTAGTTCCGCAGAATTCAGAAAGCCGCAAGTCCTGATGAGTTGGCTCAAATGCTGCGTTAACAATGCGCAATGGGAACTCATAGACCTGCATCACCCCCGGCTTTGGTGGCGTTCCGTAAACTTCGAACAGCCGAATAATTACATGGCGCAAATATCCTTCGAGCGGAAACAGATAGCGGCTTAGCCCTGGTGTGTAGGTCGGTTCAATGTAGTCCGGATATGGGAACATTGTAGTGACAAGCGGCTTTAGGTATTCCGCAATGTGCCAGCACATTTTGTTATTGCCCGGTTCTGGACCCATGATAGTGGGCTGGCTAACAACCTCCGCATGCAGATCAATGAATTCCGACAGGGCCGCCGGAGCAAAAGGAGGCACTGCTTCTTCTGGAAATCTGACCGTCCAGATTTGCAACAAACCAAAAAAGTTGGCCAAAACAGCCACGTCATTTCCTGTGGTTTCACTTGTTGAAGCGATGCTGGAACCTACCCCAAAAAATTCCGGACTCCACACGCTGCCTAAAAACTTAGCGGTTATTTCTACGGTTGCTCCGCCTGCCGTGGCAACATTGTAATATGTTGTTATGTGATAATCGGCATTTAATGCTGCCCTCAATTTGTCTCCTTGGTCACTTGCCCCTGAACCAACTTGAACCTCGCCAACACCAGGAGCACCGGCAACCGCTACCCATTCGACTACGCCTATCAGCTGATCAGAGAACCGAACCCTATCACCCGCCGTTAATGCCCCGCTGAAAACAATCTCCGCTTCGCTGAAGCTTGCAAAGCCGTCAGTGACGCTTTGGCTGCTTGCGCAAATACAAATGGGCTGGTAGGGACTTAGCAGGCAATCCGGTACGCCCGCATCGCCGGACGGGGTTAGTAAAACGTTGAATAGTGCCATGCGCCAAAGTTAAAGATTAATAGTTCTTCCTTTGGTCCAAATCAAAGCGGCACTTGCAAGCATGAAGTCTTGCGCATCCTCTCCAAGCAGAAGCCGCAGCCTGCTGCGTACTTGCCGATCTGGTATTGAAAACTTCAAAGCCAAAGCAGTTAGGTCAGTTGGCGGGATTCCGTCCCTGGCAATTTTTCTGCGGATTAAAAATTCAACGCTCTCTTCCTCGGAACCATCGCTTGATGCCGATGCTATCCCCCTGGCTCGCATCCAAGGAATCAGGGAACCTTTCGGTGGCAACTTTGAACCGGGCTTGCGCCCGCTGATGACATAGCGAACGCCAGCACTCCCGTACACAGTTCCGCGTATGAGGAACGGAGTAGAAGAAAATTGATACCTGATGCTGTTTTTCGTGGCACCCGTTGCAACCTTCTTAGTTGTAACCAGTGCTTGCCGGAACCCCTCTGCGCGAGTTCTGGTAACACGTTGGGCGTACTCGGCTGTCTTTAAATAAATCACCAGGCCAATTGACAGTTCTCCAAATTCAACGGGGTTGTGAATAGAAGCCCGCATTGTTTCTGATCTGCAATAATGTAACCGATCTGTGCGGTTACGGATACACTAGCCTGCCCTCCACCTCTCGATGGAGCATAGATTCTGGTAGTGTCAAAAACCTGTTGGGCCTCTACTACCAGCCTGAACACATTAATCAACGTGCCGTTTTGTGCGGCAACGCGGACCTCTACGAGAGCAGAAAGAACCTCCACGGCCACGCGCTCACTCCTGTCACACTCAAGGTCCATGTTGTGGAACCAATCAATGTCCGTCCATTCATCCTTGTCTGCCGGCCTGAACGCTACTTCGACAATCACCGAAACCACCCGCTCCCAGCGCCTCGATGGGAGCAGGACAATGCGGCCCCTGGTTGCCGCTGCTGTAATGCCTGGGAACCTTTCAGGGAACTCGCTTAGCGGCATGAAAAATCGGTAGCCGCTTGACGTACCCACAATCTCCTGGATTAGCTTAGTTATAGTTATTTCGCTCATCTTTTATTTACAGATTTTGATCTTGCCTGACCTTCTGATCTGAGCCTTTCATGCTCTGCCCTTTCGTATTCCGCGTCTGCCTGTTGCTTTACCATGATCGCCCTTATGACAACCTCTTCAAAAGGCAGCAACATTACTTCATCCTCTTTGCCCAACGCCGGGTAATTGGGGAGGATAATATCAACTATTAGGCTATACCAGCCGAAGGTGCGGAAACGCGCACGTTCGATTGGTAAAGCCTTTTGGCCAGGATGCTTGGGTTCCTTGAGAAGAAACTCATGCCTGCGCCAGAAAGCCCCCCGGCTTGACAGAAAAAATTGTACAGCCGCAAGACCTGGTACGCTGGCATTGCACATAGTATCTTTTCTGCATTCTCAACAAAGTTCTCATCGTAGTATGGCTGCCGATCTTTTTTGGCAATGTGGCTTTTGCCGGCCATGCTTATGCATCGGGCCAAAAGGAAATCCGCGTGGAGTTGGCCAAAGTCAGTGCCGGCATCCTCTTTGTTCTCCAGCAACATAATTCGATCTTCGATTTGCCTTGCTGCCTCCGCAGCAACGTGCCTATAATCCATAACCACCACCTGAAGCTTGGTGTTCCGTAGTTGGAATCGTTGGCGTGGCAGAACCCATTGTGCCTGGAAGCTGCTTGAACTTGGCATTTCGAAAGGTTGGCACCTTTCAATTATGACCTCTGCAATCATAGATCGGATATCGTCATGAAGTAGCGCAATGACGGATGGCTCTTCATTGGTTGCATATCCCAGCAACTCGTTTACAGTTGCACTTTCTGCTGTCTCCCAATCCGTTTTTGAAAATAGGCGAACAAAGTTTCGCCAGTTCCCGTAGCCTATTTCATGAAGACTTTCAGGTATTACCAAGACCGGAACTGGTATCCTCTTTTTTTTCATTTGGTTCTTTTTGTCTTTGTGCGATATGTAATGCCCGCAATTGCGTAGTCCCCATTATCAATGGGAACAATTGGGATTGTATTCATTGCCGGCATGGCTGCAAGAAGTTGCGCTGAAAGAACAACAACCATTTCAATTGCGGCCATAACCGAACTCTCGCTAATGCCGTTCGAACAGGTAGGGCATTCTTCTGCAAGATTAATTGTTGCAATGTCGATGCGCCCTGTAATCCTTAAAATGTCGGGGTGCGCGGCCTGCCTCTTAATGTTGTTTAGCGCCTGGGCCACGGACATAGCCCGTTCACGAAGCGATAGCGAGTTCTTGCCTCGCCTGCCCGTTCGGTACTCGTTCATCGCCTTGGCAAGTCGTTCTATGCGGCTTAGTTCGTCTATCTGATATTCCATTTTCAAAAAAGGTTTTTGGTTCTGCCAGCGATGTCTAGGGCTTCATAAGCTGGTTCAATGCTACGCAGAAATTCATGCAACACATGCATTAGCTTAATGTGCTTGTCTGCCTGCTCTCTTTTCATTTTGCCCTGCGCGATCCACTGAGGATACTTGCGCACCCTCAATGCCAGCTCCCTGGCTACTTCTTGCCGAAGTTCTGCAATCGGCAGCCCTTGGCGCTGTATGATGTGCCCAGCGTTCGCTAGTGCCCTCAGCTTTAGTGTTTCGTGTTGGTCCATGTCGTAAAACTAACAACTATCGCCTGCTGTTTATTCTAACGGTTCGCATGCCATAACCTGTTTCTTCATTGCCTGGCTTCTGGTGGTGCTCATAAATCATTATCGAAGTGCAATCACATAGACCCTTGGCCTTGCCTTTTGGGAATGCCTTTAGCCTGCCCGTGTAAAGGTCAACCCACGGCGCTGCATCCGGAAGCAACACTCGGCCTGCCTCCCATACAGGCAGCGTGTCGTTGGCCCTGGCCAGCTTGTCTTTCGTTGGTGGCTTGCTCTCAACAGGGTTAAGCCCTTTGGTATTGCTGCGCAGGCTGGCCACCAAATCTTTGCCATTAGCTTTAGGCTCCACATACATGTAAGATCCGGGGCCGACTGCGCCGTTCCGAAGTGCGAACTCCTGGACGTGCTGAAGCATCTTGGGGAACTCTAAATGCACTTCATCGACTTCTCGGATGTAAAAAAGCCCGTTCCTAAAAGAGTAGGCGATCATGGCCGTTTCATCATTTTTTGAATTGTCGGTGTACGCCGTGTCTACCACAATGTTCCACGTATAGTTAGTATGCGCTATGTCCGAGAACTTGTATCGGAATTGAAGCATGTGGTCCTTCCAAATGTTGCCTCCCTTTGCTGTTGGCTCTTGCCCATGTTGACAAGCATAACCCTGGGAGCCTAGCGATATCCGCTGATCATCCAGGAAGTCTAAGCCTGACCGTTCCGGATTCATCACGAACTGGACTTGCCCATCAGCACCCTCAAGCGGAGTGTATTTAAAAGCAAGTTCCGAAGGCAGCGGCTCGTATTCTAGCGTACTTGGTATTTTAATATGTTTGAGCGTATTGTTCTGTGACCACTTGTCTGCAAGATGCTGAGTCGGATCACCATCGGCAAGCCTCTGCATGACAAGTACGATTGCGCTCATATTGCGCAACCGCCTGGTTAATAATGTTTGATCGATATAGTAGTTCACGTTCGCCAAGACCTCAGAACTGGCCGCCTGCTTCGGATTAACTGGATCATCAATTATTACAATGTGAGCATGCTGGCCAGTGATAGATCCCCCTATGCCAGCAGCGTACCTGTGGCCTCCCTTTACATTGCCATAAAACGACTTGGCATTTAAGTCCCTTTTTAAAACTATGTCGGAAAAATACCTTATGAAATTCGGGCTTTCAAGAAGGTCGCGACTTCGCATGTTAAGTTCTAGCGCCAGGTTGCCCGCGTAACTTGTGGTTATAAATCGAAGCGTTGGATCGTTGACCCAGCACCACACAGGCCAGAACACAGACACTATTCTGGATTTCGTCTCTCCGGGCGCTATGTTGATGATCAGGTTCTGTGGTGGCTGTTCTCGCCGAAATAAGTATTCCGCAAGCTCCTGCAACTGATCACACAGGTACTCCATGTGCCAGTTCACAGATAGTTCTTCCGATTCAATGCCTGACCACATTGCCTTGAAGAACGCCCAATAACTACTGGTGTATTCTTTGGCCAAGGTCGCATTCCTGGCAACGACAAGCGCTTGCCTCAATCCCCGGAGTTCTTCGGTAGTCGCTAATGCTAATGCAGAACCAATCGATTCTTTGCTGGGCTTTTGGGACGCTGCCGTTATCTGAACGCTGCGAAGGTCCAGCCTGCCCTTCAGTGTCCTGCCTGTGCGATTCATGGTAGGTCGGTGTGTTCTATGTCTTCTGCTCCTTCCGATAATAGCGCGTCAAGCAACTTTATGAGAGATTCCTGTTCGCCGCCACTCAACTTCTCAATGTTGGACATTCCAGGTATTAGTGCCTGCCTCTCCGGCTGGTGCCTCATTGCTTGGACATTTGGTGGCACGTAGCCCCTTGATTGGCCAAGCGTGAGCAAGATAAACTTAATCAGTTCGGTGTCGGGCCTTTGTACCCAGCCTATGAACTCACCATTGGCATCAAGCTTGGGTATCCCCTTGATGAGCTTGCCTACGCTGTCCTCGGCATCGTCTACCCTTTCATCCCTAATGTCTTGCAAAAGCTGTTGAATCTCCGGGCTTGCCTGAACCCATAGGCTTACTGCCGCCCTGGATACTGATGCAGCCTCGGCAACCCTAGATAGATTCCCGCCTGAATCCTTGATGAGCTTATGCAGAACATCATCGCTAGGTCGCTTTCTTTGAGCCATTTGTGTAAATTAAACGCGCTAGTTTGAAGTTGCCAATATAAGATCTCGCTCTTCAGTGATTTCAAAGCCATAATGCCAGTTTTCGCACGTTGCCTCAGTAAGCCCATAGGTCACTGAATTAAACGGCCTCAGCGTAATGCCAGTAACCAGCCTTGGCTTTTGCTCTTTGTCTGTTTTTAAATAAACAGTCTGTTGAATTTGGAATTCTAATTTGTGGCCAGAATATAACACCAAAGGATTTTCGCGGGATTGTTCTTTAGGTGGAATTTTCGTGTCCATATTACGAGCTGCTTTGTTATTCATATCGTGCTGGTTTTTTCATGTCTGTTCATTGGGCATTGTGAAGTTGCGATTTAATGCGCTGGGAGGTTCCTTTATCCGGGTGTTATGGGCAAGCTACAGGAGCCGTTTTCATTTTTGACTTGTACTTGTAATCCGACCAACTACAACTTTTAAAAGTAGCTCTATGATTTACCCACCTTGCAAATGCTGCCTGATAAGGATTGCTTTTGTTGTAAGGCATTACAAAGGGCATACAGCCTAATTTATGTAATGTCATAACTCTTTCTAAATCCTGTTCAGGTGTACTATCAAATCCAACCAATACAAAGAACTGCATGTGCCTGGCAGGTATGCCAGCTTTTATGCAGCGTTCAATTCCTGCTTTTACAATCTTGCCATCATTGTAT